AATCAATGCTTGGCTCTACTGTACTAGGTGGCGTGATGTCTATCATGGCACAGAAAGGACAAGCAGAAGCTGAGAAACAAAAGATGCTAATGCAACGTGCTGGCTTTGCAGCTAAACAAACTGATAAGGCTAGAGATGTTAAAGATGCACATACTAAGCATACTCGTAGATGGATAGCCTTGATGTGTGTATTTAGTATTATTGTAGTACCTATTATTGCACCTATATTTACTGATGTTAATGTTATCTATCAGATAGTTACTGAAGCAGATAGTGGTTGGTGGATATTTGGCTCAAGCTATGAAACATCTGTTTGGAAAGAAGGCAATTCAATCTTTATAACAAGTCTACAATCACACACAATATTCTCAATTATTGGGTTATATTTTGGTGGTTCTTTAACTAGGAAGTAAAATGGTAGCTAAAAAGTATCAAAACAAAACTGGTGGATTAAACGAAGCTGGTAGAAAGTTTTTTAAAAGAACTACAGGAGCTAATCTTAAAAGACCTGTAACAGGTAAAGCACCTAAAGGCTCTAAAGCAGCAGGAAGAAGGGCTAGTTTTTGTGCAAGAATGGGTGGTGTTAAAGGTCCTATGAAAGATTCTAAGGGCAGACCAACAAGGAAGGCACTAGCACTTAGGAAATGGAAATGTCGAAAGTCTTAAAAGGACTGGGTATTCTAGTAGTGGTAATCTTAGCTTTATGCTTAGAAAATGCTATTGCAGATGTTACATCTAGTGGTAGTACAACCAATACACAATCTAATAATGCTGGATCTAACACAGCAATCACTGGTGGGTATGAGTCAGCAACCACATACCAGTCAGGTTCTAGTTCTAACAGTACAACGAATAATGAAACTAATAACAGCACAAATACTAAAACTGCTGTAAACCCCTCTAATGCCCCTGCTATGAGTGTTTATGGTCAAGATAGTTGTGTTATACCATTAGCAGCAGGAATTACTGTAATCGGCTTCTCAGGCACATTTGGGAGTTATTATGTAGACCCTAACTGTGAAAGAAGAAAATCTGTAGCTGTATTAGCTAAATTAGGTATGAAAGTCGCAGCAATATCTTTAATGTGTCAAGATGAGAATGTATGGGAAGCTATGATGGATGCTGGTACACCTTGCCCTATAGATGGATTGATTGGTGAAAAAGCTAAAGCAAAATGGATTGAAAAAAGAAAGGGAGAACTGAGAGGTACTAGTAAACCTAGTATGACTTGGAATGATTAGAGTAATAATATTATCAATTATATTAACTGGTTGTGCTACACACTCAGTTACACTAGGCACGATGTCAGTTTATGGCAATAACGAACAAGAAATATACTTACCTGAAAGAGAATGAAATACTTAATACCTTTATTATTTCCATTAATAGTTTTGGCAGACAGTCAAACAACTGGTAATTTAATTACTAATGGTAATTTTAATAATGGAACTACAGGTTGGACATTACAAGGAGATGCACAAAGAATAGGAGATTGTTGTCCAGGTGGACATGATTTTGAATTTGGAGATAGTGGTAGCATAGAACAATCTTTTGACTTACTATCTAACACTATCACACAACCTATGCTTAATAATGGTATTACACTTAACTCATCTGTTGAAGTACAGAATGGAGAGTGTGGCGTATCAGGTTGTTGGGGAGGATCAGGTGGTGCTGATACCTTTACAATAAGATTACAAATTAGAGATTCAGATAGCAATGTACTAGCTACTACAACACAGGAAAGAACTAATGTTACAGGAATTAATGGCAAAGATTTTACAGATAGTGTCTCGTATACAGGTACTGGTAGCAACATTGGAAATCTTTTTATTAGTGGGTCTGATGCTAATAGTCCTGCTAATCTTGGTGGCCCTAATGTAGATAACATATCAGTTACTATGACCTATGATGATGAGGTTTTATCAGCAATACAAACATCGCACATCACTACAACCTTTCAAGAAATTGAAGAAGTGTTATTTAGCAAAGCAGAAAGAGTAGAGTTTGAAGAATTTACAGAGATACCCTCTATAGCACTAACAAGTAATGTTGAGTTTACACAGATAGAGGGGTATCTTACACAAATTGAAGAAATCCAAACAGAAGAAATTAACACAGGTGTTGTTGAAATATTTACAGTAACTATTGAAGAAGAAATTATACCTATGGAGATTGTATATGAAGAACCAAAGGCCATCGAAGCGTTCACAACAGAAGTCGAAAGTTTTGAAGAAAGAATTGAAGCAACAGAAAGTTTCAGCGAAACAGAAGTTGAAGAATTTACAGAAGAAATTATTGCCGAAGAAATTACAGCAGAAGCTCCAGTTAAAGAAGTTACCTCTGAAACTGTGGAACAAACTGAAACTGTTAATACAACACCTGAAGAAGAAACTACAGTTGTTGCTGAAGAAGTAAATGAAGTTATCGGAGAAGGAGAAACAGATGGAGGTGGATCTGGAAATGGAGGGACTGAAACAGTTGCTACAGGAGAAGATGCCCTCGAAAGCAGAGATACAGAGGTGGAAGAAAGCAGGAATGAAGGAAGCCCTAGAGTCAATACTCAAGCTATTACAGTAGAATCTATAGAAAAAAAGGTCAATGAAACCCTTAAACGAGTAGACCAAAGACTAATGGCTACATCATTAATAATTGCAAAAGCTATGGAAAGTAATATTTCGCTAGACAATTACGGACAAACCAACAATAATATATTTAATAATCAATTATTTATTGATGGAGGTAGTTATGATGAGCAAACACAATACATTGATTTGCGAAATATATATGCTGAGAATCAAACTGCATATAACGACCCTATGGCAAAAAGCCAAAAGATTCTTCAGGAATCTATAGATAACAGAATACGAACAGAAGAACATCTAAGGAGGATTCGTGGATTTTAAAGATATAAAAACATGGGGAGTTTTACTCTCAATTACAATAGCTATCGGTGGTGGTTTTTCTAAGTTTGGAGAAATCTCAAATCGTTTAGCTGTCCTTGAAAAGAAATCAGCTCCTGATGTTAAACCTATTGTAGCAGACATTGCTATTAACAAAGCTGAGATAGCAGTATTAAATGCTAAAGTTAATGAGATGAAAGCTAGATCAGATAATCCTTTATCACAATGATACAAGAAGCACTACTATTGGCTTTGCTAATAGGAGTTGTTATTACTGTTAAACCTGAATTTTTTAATTGGTTTTTTTATAAAATAAAAACCAAATATTTGAAGCCTGAAGTTAGCATCTTTGAGCTTCTAACTATAGTGTTAATTGTTTTAATTTGTATAAAATTATTAACCTGGAGTTAGTTATGAGTATGAATATTCCTTTCACAAAACGTGAAATGAAAATCATAAAAGCTATCAAGTCTATTGATAATCAAGCATTGTTTAGAATCAAGGGTAAGCTCGAAACTAGACAAGACTACCTTTATGGTGGTATAACATGGGATAGTGAATATATTCCTATACCATGGGAACATGTGCTTGAGAAGATAGATGAAGAAAAAGAAGATAGACAATATTAACCACCCTAGTCATTATACTAAGGGAGTTGAAACAATCGAGTACATTCGTTCTTGGGATATGGATTATGTTCGTGGAAATATAATTAAATACGTTACTCGTTTTCCATATAAAGGTACTCCTGTGCAAGATTTAGAAAAAGCTAAATGGTATTTAGAATATCTTTTGAAAGAAACAAAGGAGAAAATAAATGCCAAGCAAGAATAGATCATCAATATCTAAAGCATTTGCACACGACATAATTAGAGCCTGGAATCTACCAGGAATGAAAAAACAAAAAGATGTTTTTACTTATTTAGGTAAATCTACAGACTCAGCTACTATGACTTTTTATAGACAACAAGCTGAAGAAATGACAGGTGTAGAACTCAAACCACACGACAATAAATATAATGGCCCAACAAGAACCCACAGAGAACATTTACCCCCTTTAACTAATCATATTAATATCAGTGATACCATTCCTTATACAATGTTAGTGTTTTCAGATGCTCATTTTGAAGGACATGAAACAGCATCTTATCAGGTAATGCTTAAAGTGTTACAAGACTTAGTTAAAACTAGACAACTTAAATGTGTAATCGCTAATGGAGATATTATGGATTTATCTATTCTATCTACTTTTGCTAAATATACTTTAGAGATAACGCCTAGAGAAAGAACTGTTCAACAAGAAATATTAGACAGTCAAGGTCAACTAAATAAAATTCAAAAAATTATTAATGGTG